GCAACACGACGGCCAACTTGGCGAGCTCGCTTCAAGCAAGGATCTACGAAAAGAAGGTCGAACCAACGTTGACGGACAAGGACAAACGGGACATTTCCCGCACCACTCAACGGTTGATCGACAAGCATTTCACGAAGGCGAAGATCCTCGCGTCTGCTGAACGCCTTGGTATGTTGGAGAAGACCAAGAGCAACAAGTGGAGCGAGAAGCGCTTTGAAGATTTCTTGCAAAAGCTGTTATCCCAGACGGAGCACGACTTTTCATTTAAGGCGAATGTAAAGTCAGAACCAATGCCGTTTGGGAAAGCACCGAGAACGGTGATAGACGAAGGAGGAGAGGCGCAGATAAAGGCAGGACTCGTGATTGCGATTGTTGAGGACATTCTCTTTCACGCCTTCCCACGCTCGCATATCAAGTACAGGAGCAAGCGAGAAGCAATGGACGCGGGGATTGAACATCTCAATCAGCATCTTGGCCAGGTGATCATGGAAGGCGACGGCAGTGCATGGGATGCATGCTGTAACGCGTTGATCAGGTCGCTGACTGAGAACTTGGTGCTGAAACAGGTCACCACAGTTTTGTTGGAATCCGGCTGCCCCATTGGACAGGAAGCTTGGTTGATCGCACACTTGAAGTCGTGCCAGAACGGGAAGATGAAGTTACGTTCAGGCGGCGGCAAGCGAGGTTACGTTGACATCTTCGAGATAGACGCAATCCGTCGCAGCGGTCACAGAGGCACTTCCGTTCTCAACTTCCTCATGAACTTGATTCTGAGTTTGACGGCCATATACGAGAATCCGTTTGGGTCAGGAAACGAACCGAACAGCAACAAACCAGGCGGTTTTCTTGATGGGTCAACAAAGGCTAAGAAGGATCGGTGGGGAGTGATGCGAGCCATTCGCTTCATGTTTGAGGGAGATGATTCGATCTACTCCTTGTTCCCCCGACTCTCGACGACGCAAATGGCGGACGTTGAAGCCTTTTGGACTCGATGTGGTCACAGACTCAAGCTCTTTATGCGTGATGGTTCAGCCAAGGAGAAATGTGCAGAGTTTACCGGTTGGATTCTGCCGATCTCTTCCGATGGGCTGATCATGAAAGAATATTCAGGACCAGATGTTCTTCGTGGGCTTTCGAACAGTGGCATCACCGTGTCACGAGAGGCCATTGACGCATTTGAGCGAGGCAACATGCAGAGGTTCAACCAGATCGCCGCGGCTTCATACTTGGCGTACGCCGAGGAGTGTTGTTTCCCGAGCGTTCGGATGTTGTACTATTCCTTTGCACAGCACTACGGCTTTCAGGATGGGGTTACCACGCTCGAACATGCAACGAGAAACCAGCGTATGGTGTTGTGTGAGAACCCGGGAGAGCCAGTGTACGAGCCAGTGACTCGCACGAACTTTGTGTCGGA